TCTCTCAATTCAAGACGCTGACCTGCCCTACCTTGAGATCGACGGGATGTCGACCTTGATGGAAGCCTATAGCTGGCTCAAAGAGAGCGCCGAGGCCCAGGCGTACCAATCGGTGGCGCTCGACAGCATCAGCGAGATTGCTGAGGTCGTGCTGAACGCTGAGAAGAAAGCGACAAAAGACCCACGCGCCGCCTACGGCAACATGCAGGAGCAAATGGCCGACATCATTCGGGCTTTCCGTGATCTGCCGGGACGGCATGTCTACATGTCGGCGAAGTTGGAGAAGACCCAAGACGAGATGGGTCGCGTACTCTACTCGCCGTCTATGCCGGGTAACAAAACCGGACAGGCGCTGCCTTACTTCTTTGACGAAGTATTGGCCCTGCGGATCGAGAAAGATGCCGAAGGCGTGATTCAGCGCGGTCTGATGTGCGACTCAGACGGCCTGTGGCTGGCTAAAGACCGCTCGGGCAAGCTTGATGCCTGGGAGCCTGCTGACCTGGGTGCTGTTATCACAAAGATTGGAGCCAAGCGTGGCAACTAAACCAGTGCAGTACGAAACCGCCCCGGCATTTGCGCAGAAATGCTATGTGCTGAACGGCATTACTTATGTGCCGCACTACAGCATGGACTGTTTTGTCGGCCCAGGCTACGGTCAGTCCCATAAGCGCAATATTTATGAAGCGACATTGGATTTATTTAACGCAAAGCCAGAAGTACTAATGCTCTGGGAACGGGAGAGAAAATAATGCAACCAAATCTAAAAGAGTACGTCAACCTGTGGCTTGCCGCAAAAGACGAAGAGCGGGTGGCAATCACTTGCCGCCGGGATGCTGAGGATTGCTTGGTCAAAGCCCTCGAGGTCGCCAAAGACCTTGACGGGACGATGACCACGCTGGTTCGTGCTGACCAGTTGACCTACACCGTTCGCGTCCAAGGCCGTCTAAACCGCAAGGTTGATTCAGACGCTTTGCAAGTAATTGCGGCAGAGCAAGGTACGCAAGACGCCTTGTCAAGCCTTTTCCGCTGGACTCCCGAAATCAACATTACGGCTTGGAAAGCAGCCGACGATTCGATTACCCGTCCGTTTCTGGACGCTATTGTTACCACCCCCGGACGCCCGTCCTTCACCATCACTTTGAAAGATTAATCATCATGGCTTCAATTGACTTCAGTATTGACGATCTGCCCGTATCTTCCAACAACTTCGAGCCTATTCCTGATGGCTGGTATGACGCCACCATCGTGGAAAGTTCAATGAAGGACACCAAGGCAGGCACCGGCGAGTACATTGCCGTGCGTTACAAGATCGACGGGCCGAGCCATCAGGGTCGCGCATTGTTCGGTAATCTGAACGTGAAGAACCCCAACCCGAAGGCTGAAGAGATCGGTCGCCAGCAGTTGGGCGAAATCATGCGGGCTATTGGTTTGGTGAAGGTCACCAACACTGACCAGCTTATCGGCGGTCAACTGTCGATAAAAATCGTCATCAAGCGCGATCAGCAATATGGCGATGGAAACGACATCAAAGGTTTCAAAGCAATCGCCGGCGTTGTCCGCACATCCAAAGCATCCGCACCCGCCACCCTGGCTAAAACCGCACCCCCCTGGAGCAAATAATGAAGATCCATTTTGACACTGCTGAGATTGAGCAGATTTTGATTGAACGCGCAAACCAACTTTGCTTGACAGGCAATAAGCCTTTCAATGCATTGCGGTTTGACTCTTACGCTTATGTATCTGGCGTGAGCGTAATGCACGAGCCGCCGGAAGAGCCGGTGCAGGCAGCGTTGGTTTAATCATTAGGACAAGACATGGCACTCATTCCCCCCCCAACTGACCTGATTGCTGAAGCAATCGATGCCCACCATGCCGCCAGGGTAGAACTTCCCCGCGCCCACCTGGGTGCGTCTATCCTGGGCCATCATTGCGAACGCTGGCTTTGGCTGTCGTTTCGCTGGGCAGTCATCGAGCGTTTCAAAGGCCGTACCTTGCGCCTGTTTCGGCGTGGGCATAACGAGGAAGCGACTATCGTTGCCGACCTCAAGGCCATCGGGATCGATATTCATTCGACCGAGGGTGGGCAGGCAAGGGTGGACTTTGGGTGCCATGTCGGCGGTAGTATTGACGGCATTATTGAGTCTGGCGTACCCGGTGCGCCGACCAAGCGTCATATTGCCGAGTTCAAGACTCATTCTAAGAAATCGTTTGACGATGTATTGAAGGTGGGCGTCGAGCTTTCTAAGCCCATGCACTATGCCCAAATGCAGGCATACATGCACGGCACCCAGATTGACCGGGCGTTGTATCTGGCGGTCTGCAAGGACGATGACCGGCTGTACACCGAACGAGTGCGCTATGACGAGGCCTTTGCGACCAAGCTGATTGCCAAGGGTCATAGGCTGGTTATGGATAATCTTATCCCGCCGCCGATCTCCACTAACCCCAGTTGGTACGAATGCAAGTGGTGTCCCGCCCACAGCTTTTGCCACGGGGGCCAGCAGATATCAGAAAAGAACTGCCGCACTTGTAATGAGGCATCGCCTGTCGCTGATGGCACATGGCACTGCTCCCAGTGGGACGCGACGATACCGCTCGAGGCCCAGGTCAAGGGATGTGAGCAGCACATGATTCATTGGGACATGGGGGCGAAGGTATGAAGCGCCGCCGCTCCCCCCTCATAAATGTCATCAGCAACCCGGTTACCCGCGCCATTGAAAAGGCAGCAATGAACCAGTTTGTGCTGGATTCCTCGATAGCCTTCTGGTCGATGCCCGAAGGGACACCTTGCAAGTCCTTGCTGATAGGGGTTTCCAAGACCGTCATCAGCGCTATCAAGGCTATTGAAGGCATGGATGACCCGCACGGTATAGGCGACGATTTCCTGCTGTGCGTCGAGCAGATGATTGATGCTAGTGAGCGCGGCTATACGTGGCGAGTATCTGACGCTGCGGCGTTTGAGAATGCGTTACGTGCCGCTGTAGACATCTTGCAGGGCGTGTCCCCTGTTGAGATGTTGGACGCGACAGTGTGGGTGAACCAGTGTGGGAGTGTGTTGGCATGAAACGACATTTATTGGGCATTTATGCATTACAATGACAACATTCTCACTTAATAAAGAAATGATCATTATGGGCAAGCCAACAATCAACATGATTGGATTTAAATCCAACCGATGGATTGTCGTATCCGAAGCATTAAAGCCATTTGATGCAAAAAGAACTGGTAAGTTTTGGAATTGCATTTGTGAATGTGGAACAGAGCGAATTGTCTATGGCGCCACGATTAGAAGCGAAAGCAGCAAATCGTGTGGCTGTCTTAAATCAGAGAAAAGTTCAATTGCCATGAAAGCCATGAGGCTGCGCCAATCTGGGTCTTTGCATGATCGTTTTTTTTCTCGTTTTGTCAAACTTGATAACGGCTGCTGGCAATGGAGATCACACACTGACAAAGATGGCTATGGCGTATTGCCTGGGGATCGTCAAAACACAAAAGCACATCGACTTTCTTATGAAATTCACATTGGGCAAATTCCAGATGGATTACTTATTTGCCATCATTGTGATAACCCAGGTTGCGTTAATCCAAAACATTTATTTGCCGGGACATCAAAAGATAATGCTCAAGATGCATTACAAAAAAAACGTAATTATGTTGGTTGCAAAAATGGACGATCAAAGTTAACTGAAGAAAACGTCAAAGAAATATTTAACTCCATTTTGAATGGTCAGCAATTAGCAAACAAGTTTAATGTTACTAGATCAACAATAAACAATGTCAGAAGAGGCGACACATGGAAAAAATAAAACTTAGGGAATATCAGTTACGCTGCTTGTCAATGCTTTACGAATGGCTTGAAAACAATAAAGGTCATCCATGCATTGTGTTGCCAACCGGAAGCGGTAAAAGCATTGTTATTGCTGAACTTTGTCGCAGAGCAATTACCGAATGGCCCGAAACACAAATCGTAATGCTTACCCGTAGCATTGAACTTATAAACCAAAATGCCGAAAAACTTAAAACAATTTGGCCTGATGCTCCGATGGGAATTTATTCGGCAAGTGCAGGAAAGAAACAATTAGGTGAGCCAATTACTATTGGTGGGCCTCTTTCAATTGTTCGGGTAACAAAAAAAATAGGTCATTGCGATTTATTATTAGTAGATGAGGCACATGACATTTCCCACAAAGATGAAGGTAGCTATCGAAAAATCATCAATGATCTGATGGCAATTAATCCATCAATGCGCGTAATTGGTTTTACTGCTAGCCCTTTCAGATTGGGGCATGGTCTTATTACAGACAAACCGGCTATTTTTGATGCTTTAATTGAACCAGTTAGCATCGAAGAACTTATTTTTAAAGGATACCTTGCAACACTTAGAAGCAAAAAAACCAACTTTAAACTTGATATTAGTGAAGTACATAAACGAGGCGGCGATTTTATTGAATCTGAACTTCAAGCAGCAGTTGATACGTCAGACAATAACGAAGCAATGATTGATGAAGTTATTCAACAAGCTGGAAATAGAAAAAGTTGGATGTTCTTTGCAACTGGTGTAAAGCATGCTGAAAATCTTCGTGATATTCTTTTGAATCGAGGAATATCTGCTGTATCCGTAACTGGTGACATGAGCAAGATTGATCGAAAGCAATCAATTTCTGATTTTAAATTAGGAAAAACAACAGCAATTACACAAGTTGGATGTTTAAATGTTGGCTTTGACCATCCTGACATTGATTTGCTTGTCATGGCTAGACCAACTATGTCCCCAGGACTATATTTACAACAAGCCGGTAGAGGCTTGCGCCCCAAATCCCATACTGATCATTGCTTGGTGCTGGACTTTGCGGGTGTAGTGGCGACTCATGGGCCGATTACTAATGTGCAAGCGCCAACGAAAGCTGGCAACGGTGAAGCACCCGTTAAAGTTTGCGACAACTGCGGCGAGTTGGTGCATATTTCGGTAGCAGTCTGCCCAGCCTGCGG